CCGGGCCGTCCGTGGGGATTGATCCGGGGGCGAACATGACGCGGGTGCCATCGGACACTTGGGCTTCGGTGTTGTAGCGGACAGCGATGCCGCTGATCGTGCGGCGTGGCGTGTCGCCTTTCGCTGCGTCGATCGTGAATTCTCCTGCATGAAACTTCAACATGTGCCCATCATAGGCAGAGAGTTCGCCGCCAGGTTGGATGTCCTCAGCGATGGATAGGGCGACCATCTGATCGATGGCATCCTGTTTCGTTTGGTGGCATCCCAACTGTTCGCCATCGGATTTGACTACGGCCCAGCCGTTGCAGTCCGGGGCTGTGTCGGTGATGTAGTACGGCATCAGGATGCGCCCATTGTGTCCGGTGTCGGGGTCAGGTCATCGGATTCGGATGGGTCGCCACCGGCGTAGGCTTCCGATAGGAAGTCTGAAGTGTCGAAGCGGACATAGGTGCCGTGTGGCAGCACATTGTCCGATGACAAGGTGTCGGCAATGCAGTTCGCGACTGGGGCACAGGCATAGGTCCACAGATCGACGCGGGACTGTTGCGCGGACTGGTAAGAGTATGCGCCAATCGAGACAGACAGCAGGTAACTAGGTACACCTAGTGTGCGGCCCAGGTCGCGTGCTGAATAGTCCGCGGATTCAATCAGCAGCATCTTGTCCGGGGTGGCTTGGGTTTCGGTGTACGACAGGAATTCGTTGAGCGCAGCAGTCTGGTTTGTCATGCGCGCCAGGTTGAATTGTGCGGCCAGGTCGGCTAGTTCTTGTCCGCTCAATGGTTCGCCACCAGTTTGTTTCAACACGCCGGCCGGGATTGCGGACGATGCGTTACGCATGCGGGCTTCTTCGATGCGGATAGCGATCTCGATAGCGCGCTTGCCAGTAAACAGTAAGCCTTGTGATCCGCTGATGAATTGGATGACATCGCGCGGGTTTAGTTGCAGCCCATTGAAGTAGATCTGGTTTGATGGACCGAAGTACACCGGACCCTGCTGGTCAAGGGTGGACACCATCGCGGCCGGTAGCCGCGTCATGGCGCTCGGATATCCGTCGGCGGTGCGTTCCTGAACATGCCAGAACGCTCTGCCCCACCAGATCAGATCGTCGGCGGTCCATGAAAGGATCGTGGAATTCGGTACCGATTTATCGATTCGTGACAGCCATGATCGCGGCGCGAGCGGTACGGCTTCCATATCGTCGCCGTTCCACATCTCACGGTACATTTCTAATTTCATGCCGCTGATCGTGTTGCAGATCAGATCCCTAGCGCGGGCCACCACCGCTAACGACATGCCGCGTTCACGACCAGACCCGTCGGTGTAGGCGATGTAGTTCCCGATCTGTGACGCACCTACATTTGATGCGCCGACAGCGGCGCGCACTTCTGCATCTGGTTCGCTGATCGCTAGCGCGGCTTTGCCTTTAGCGTTGAAGATTCCCATGTGACCATCGTGCCACATTCGTGTCGGGTTTGATAGCACCTGTGCGGATGGACACCCTTTTCCGACGAAGGCACACGCACAGGTGCCGGGGGAAGTCTAGTTGGCGACGACGACTAGCGCGGGTTTGCCGCGTGTATGTCGATTGCCGGCGACTATTGCTGTTGCGAAGATCATGCAGCGGGTCAGTTCGATCGGACCTGGTGATCGTTGTGAACTAACTGCCAGGCTGCCCTGGGTGCGTACTGCGACAGCGCGTTGCACATGTTCGGCTAGGGCCAGTTCACCGGTGTGGGCGACCTGGCGTTCCCTGATAAGTGCCTGGACTGCGGGCGTCCATTTGACGATCTCGCCGTATCCGACGACGACGCGGCGACGCTCAAAGGATGGGGGTGTGTGCAGATCGATGGTGGGTGTGAACGCGAATTGGACTAGTGGATCTTTGGCGGCTTCCATAATGTGCGCCCATAATTGTGTCTGGTTATCGCAGGTGAAGGCGACGGTCACACCGATGCGGCCATCGGGTAATAGCACGGATCGGGTGGCGTAATAGTGCGAATCATCTAGCGCGCATTCGACAGCGATCACGCCGCCTGGTGGTAGTTGCTGATCTGTTTCTAGTTGCGCCCACAGTCCTTGTGGTAGCCATGATCGATCTGATGCTACCCACAGATTTACGGATGCGCGAAGGAACGATGCACGGTCGGGCAATTTGGCTTCGGCTTCGATCGTGTCCAGGGTGACGGTGTGCCCTAACGCCGGGTTGGCGTACGCCCAGGCTTCCGGGCTGTAAGGGTCCAGTTCGGGGGGTGGGGACCATTCCCGATAATGGAAGTTTGTGGCTTCCCCGGTGTCAATTAGGCGCAGCCCTAGTTCGCGGTAGCGCAGCATCACTTTGGATTCTTCGGTGCCGGCGGTGGACCACATCGACAGCAGCGGGGATCGTCGGGCGCGCATTGTCGGGATCACACCACCGTCGATGACTTCCTCGCCTACTCCCCAGACTTCATCGACGATCGCCAGATCCACCGATAGTGAGTGTGCGCTAGATGGTTTAGCGGATCGCACCATCCATTTAGATCCATCCGGCATCTTGGCTGATAACCGCCCATAAGATCGGGTCAATTTCGCCTCAAAGTATTCCTCGAGCACCGGACCCAGGATGTCCTCGAACAGTCCGGCCGCAACATCCAACCGATGCGCCATCGTCAGCACAGTCTGTTTCTCACCCCGAATCTTCGGCATTTCTGTCAGCCACCAGCCCACAAGCGCAGCCAACGCAACCGTTTTCCCTTGCTGTCTAGCCACAGACACCAGACTGAACTTCGACACCAGATCCAGCCCGGCATCATCGCTAAACGCCAACTGCCCGCGCAACGCTTCCACCTGCCACGGCATCAGATCCATGCCCAAGAACTTAGAAGCCCATTCCCCCACAGCCCCCACCCACGATCCGACATGATCCGGAACGATCGTCGCCAAGCGCGGCTGGTCCCGGCCGGTCACGGCCAGTTCGTCACCGTCCGTGGTCATTCGCGACAAAGAGAACGATGGGCTCGGGGGCAAAGGGGGTAGGTCAGAACAAAACGGAACGCTGTGAGTGGTCGCGGTGCGCATTGCTTCGGTTCGGTCGTGTTGGCGTTGGTGGTCGCGGGCTGCTTTGTATCGTTGGCCGCGTCGCCTGTTGCAGGGTTTGCATGATGGGACCAGGTTGTCGAGACTGTGATCGCCGCCGCGGTCTACTTCGATTAGGTGGTCGGCTTCGGTGGCTGGGCGTGTGTGGCACCAATGGCAGAGCGGCTGGGCTTTCAATATGGCTGCGCGGTTGCGTTTGTAGGTGGGATCGTTTGTTGTGTGTGTTCGGGGCATGGGTGGGTTACTCCCGCGCGCTTCGCGCTTGGGCTGCCGCGCCGCGTTCGCGGCTTGGCCTCGGGGGTGTTGTCGGATTCATCGATCGGGTCCAGGTCTGTTGTGCTGTTGTGTGTTTCACTCTAATCATCTGAGCAGAGACACACGGGTGTAATGCCCACCCCCCGGCTTGCCTCTACCCGGGTCCCACTTGCTATGTCCTGACCGTCGCTTCGACGCTTTGCCCGCCACCTTCGTGTTGCTGTTTTAGGGCGCGTCGATCTACCCGACTCACGCCGTGTATTCGACCAGAGCGCGACCCCTGGCAGATCATGATGCTGGCTAAGGTCCCACCCTCGACTTAGCCCCCCGGGACACAGGGGGTACCAGCGTTATGAAGTTGTATGACTTTACTTTGTTGCGTATTTATGCGACTCCATGATGCGGACAATGAATTCCCGATCCGATGGCCGCACGATGTGTGTCGATATGCCGGCGCTCTCGAACGCTGACAGCCATCGCTTCTGCCCTGGTGTCAGTTTCCCGGTCTCACGCTTCAATTCCATCACCAACATCCCACCCTTAGGGTGTACCAAGATTAGATCCGGGAAGCCGGTGTCGCCCTGTACATGGGTTGCCCATCGTCCTCGGATGTTCATCGCCGGTAGATCATGGTGGATGAGATAACCCAGGTGTTTAGCGACCGTCACCAGATAATCCTTGAGTTCCTTTTCGGTCATCCTGTGACCCGCTTTAGCGCATCGATGACCTGATTCGCGTCGGCGATGGTCAAGACTTCCAGCAGTTTGCTGTCATCCTCGAGCGTTGTCTGAATGAAATGGAATAAGGCTTCCTCATCCAGTTCGGCTTTCTTGGCTAACACGCGAATGAAGTTGGTCTGCTTTGGTGTGGCTGGCTGTTGCCCGCCGATCGTCGTGATGCGGTCGGCAGGGGGGCGCGGGGTCTCCGATGCAGCCATGACCGGGCTGCCCCCCGCGCGCCCCACCTTCTCCATCTCCTGCCTGGACGGTCGCGGCCCTTTCTTCAGGCTCATGTTGGCCAGGCATCTGCCTATCGCGGATGTTTCTGCGTTCTCGACATGGCTGGTCTTATTGACTGGTGATGATCCGCGTACTTCCTCAGCGAAACCTGTTGCCTTTGGCTGTTCATCGGTAGCGTCGGTCCAGATCTCTGCGCGCATGACGACCTTCTGATCGTCGTAATGCATCATCGTGGTCACGATGCGGCCGTTCGGGTGTGCTTCCCAGAAGCGTGCCAGGCGATCTTCTACGGTTTCGTAATCGTTCAGGTTGAAGCCCATAGCGTCATCTCTCGATAGGTGTTGTAGGCGACCCGAACTTCCTGCACGGTGGTCATGGTTTGGGCATAGAGCATTCGATCTACTGCGTCGAGCAGCGCATCTAGGGCTAATTGCTGTTTGGTGTTGCTGGTTTGTTTGGGTTCGTCCTGGCGTTCTTCTGGGCGCACGAAAGGTTTGTAACTTGCGCCGACATACACGGCACAGTTATGGCGTTTGGTGTTTCGTTTGACGAACAGGTATCCGGCTTTGTGCAATACGGATAGTGCGCCGGATGCTTGGCCGTGGTGCAGGTTCAATGCTTCAGCGACTTCGGACCAGATTGCGCCTTCCCATCCGCGGCTCTCTACATAGTCCAGGATGGCGCGTTGTCGGGCGGCTGTCACTCCGCTGTTGTCCTCTTGGATTGCGCGATCGGTGGATGTGTTGCTGTCTGCAACATGCCCGGATCTGTCTGCGTAGGGCAGGATCGGTAGTTGTGGGCTGCTCATCGTGGCTTCTGTAATGCGTCGATGGCCATCTGTACCGTTTGGATGTCGTAGATCGGTTCAGGGTTTTCTAATGTGAGTGCGTTTCGTAGGGTGTGTAACCGTTTGATGATGTGGCTATGCGGGTTCAGGATCTGTTTAGTCAGGTCGCTGATGGTGTTTAGATAATTTTCGGAATACATGTCGCGGGTGTCCTTGCTCAATGTGTCGTCGGGATCGATGTAGTTATGTTCTATCACAGGGGTGTCACGGTGCTGTTGCAGCCCACGGCCCCCAGCCTGAATTGTTGTAGATGGCGAGCGCGGCCCGCAGATTGACTTCCGGGATGAACAGGTCAGCGCAATGGGTTACGCCGACATCTTGGACTTGTAGCCATCCCATCGGCCATGCGCTGTTCGGTTCGCACCAGAACCCGTTTATTTGGGTCAAGGAATAACTGCCGCCGTGCGGATCGTCAGCATTGTGTGCGGTAGGGGTGCAGCGGCTTTCGCGCAGCATGACGACAGCCAGGGTGTCTAACTGATCTTCAGGCCAGCCAACCTGCCGGGCCAGGCTGATCGCATCTTCACAGGTGGCGATCGTGGTCGGAAGGCTGGTCTGGGTGATCGTCACCTGGGGGCTGGTGCTGGGCACCGGGTCCGCTTCGATGCTGATCGGGGTCGGGGTTGCGTCCAGGATGCCACCAGTCGTGTCTGGTTGCGTTCTGAGCGCCCCTAACCCTAAAAGTAGGGTAGATAGCACCCCAAGTATGCGTAGCGTGAATATGTCGGTCATACCGTTTTCTCCAGTTGAATCGGGACCCCCCAGGAATCACCCTGCAAGGATCGGAACGCGAACTGCGAATGCAGGACGCGGCCGGTGGAAGGCTCACGGAATATCTGGACCATGATCTGCTGGCCGTTGTCTAGGTGTCCTCGATACACCTCATAGTCAAAGATCTGCGGGTCTGTCATGCCTAGCCTTTCGTCGGTGATCCCACCTTAGGGCGCAAGGTTGGGTCAGTCGTGGATAGTGCCGAACACCTTTAGAAATGCGGATTTCACCCAGATAACGGAATCGGCTGCCTGTGGGCTGACCTCGATATGAATCCAGTCGCCGCCTGGGGCACCGTGAATGGTGGGTTTAGTGTATTTTTCCCAGGCTTGGCGGTCGCAGCGCCAGCCGCGCCCGAATTCTTGGGGCCAATAATCCAAGGTTGCCTGGATGCCTAGCGTGTTGGCGTTAGCGGTAAACACTTTCATGAGATCGACAACGATCGGGCGCGCGTTATCGATGCCCTTTGTCTGCATCTTTCGATAGGACAGATCCATTGCGCGGCCGGTTGAATGCACGGACATAGTGCCGGGCTTGCCGCGCATGTCACGGCCACCAGGCTGCCAGGTGCCGTTATTCCAGAGCGCACCTTGTGATTGGAAAATGGCTTGACGGACCCATTCTTCCGTGCCAGGCCGTTTTGCCGCTGCCAGCCCGTCGGTGTTGCCGATGTAGTCGCGGGCACCAGGCACACCTGGTTTGGCTTTGGCGTAGCCCATTTAGATCTTGCGACCGAATGCCGGATCGTTGGGGTTCGCCCAACGCAGGACGACCGGTATCATGGCTGCGATCGCGGCCCGTAGCAGATCCATCGGGTCGGTGTTGCCGGTGGAATACACAGCGGCTGCTGCGGCGATCATTGAACGCAGGTAACTGGCGGCCATTGCTTTGTGTTCGGGCTTCAGTTTCATGGGTGGTTCTCCGTGTGGTGATCGATCTTCTGTTCGATGCGGCCTAGCGCGGCGTGTACTTGTCCGTGATCGCGTCGATTTTCTTTGTTGAGTTTATGAATAAGCGCAACGACCACAGAGAAGCCCCCACCGATAACAGCCACCAGAACCGAAGAATCCATCGAACCATTATCCGAGCAGGGCGGCAACTTCGTCCGCGGTCAGTCCTAACTTGGCGAGCACAGCCGCGCGGGCCTGTTCTTTGGCTTGACGGTCTGCGTCGGCTTGTGCTTCGCGTTGTTTTACATCTTCTACATGCGCTAAGTAATCGGCGTACTCATCGTCGTTCATTTCGCGGGATTCATTTCCGATGGTAATTATTGGTCGCGTCATGAGTTCGCCAGTCCGTAAACTTTGTATGTGCCTGTAATTGTTCCAACATTAGGCAGGAAGTACAAACCGTCAATGGCGCCAGCAGTAAGGCGTTGTCCACCTGCATAAGTGACACCATATTGTGCACCCCCGGATGTTGAACCTTGTCCTAACGCACTAAATGATCCCCATTTATTGGCATTTGCCGGATCATAGACAGTAATTGTTGTTTGTAATGCGCTGTAGGTGCTTGTGTAAGTTCCACAGAGAAATAATGAAGCCTGATTGGCTTGTTCACTCAATGTTGAGTAAGCCGAAGCGCTTGTGTTAGCGGCACCGTAATAATTTGTGTTGGCTGGGCTTCCAGAATAATTGAAACGCAGATACACATTCATCGCTTGTGACGCAGTTGCATTGAATAACACAATGTAATTCAAGTACGCAGAAGTGAATGTTCCGGCTGGCATAGCGACGCCCGACGAATTAGTAAACGACGCCCCTGTTACATAAGTAAGGCCACCTGTTACTAATGTTTGCCAAGCGGCCCCATCGTAATATTGAACGGCTGCCGAACCGGCAATGTTTTCAATGTACGCCATTTGGCCTTCGGCAAGTGTTTTTTCTCCTGTGCCACCGAATGCGGCGTCGCGTGTAGTTGTCGTCGCAAAAACGGGAATGCCTGTGTTTATTTCGGTCTGTTGCTGGGCGGTCAATACTTGCCCGGCTGTAAATGCTGGAACGGATGTCTGTGCGTTAGCGCCCATAGTGGTCCTTAGGTTAGTGCGTAGATGCTGTCAAGGGTGGAACTGTCAAGGATGAACTGTTGCAGCACGGTCGTGGGGCTGGTGTAAATGATGACCCGGTGCGGCTGGCTGTAACTGATCTGGTGCTCGATGCCTTCGATCGCTGATTCTTGGCTGATCGTGCTGGTAGTGCTAATGCTGGTTTGGATGGTCTTTTCAATGCTGATGACATCACCGATGTCCAGGATCGCGATGTCGTCGCGCTGTGTCGCAGTTAGCGTTTGGAACTCTGTCTCCACTTGGGTAAAGATTGCTTGGGGCTGTGGGGACAGCAGATAATCGGCTAGATCTAAGGCTGCTGTGGTGTTGTGCAGCAGGCTGTCGCCAATTGATTCAGCCTGAATAAAGTACTGGGCTTGGCTGGCTAAATCTTCAGCGGTTTGTGGCTGGTTCGGGTCTTGCAGCGTTGTGACCGTCGCCCGGTTTACCACCTTGTCTGCACCGAAATTGATGTCCACACCTGAATAGCGGATCGCCAGACTGGTTGCGTCGCTAAAATTGGCTGCGGCAGTTGCCAACACGGCACCGATCCTGGCCTGATAGGTGAATACCCCCGATCGATCCACGAAGGCTCTGCCCTGTTCTGCGTCCAGAATGTCTTGCAAGTATGCCTGGGCGATGGTGCCTTGCGGGACGGTGTAGGCCGATGCGCCGCCCAGGGTTTGTGTGCCTGTTTCGATTGACTGTTGGCCAACCCCCTGGAATGCGTCCACTTCAGGTAGGGCCAGCATGTTTACGACGCGGACGCTTGATAGTTCTTCGCTGACATTCCATTCGTCGAGGATGGCTTGGGATAGTAAGTATTGGTCATCCACGCAGTTGATGGCCACGGTGTCGTTGCCGTCCAGGTTGAAGGTGTAGTCGAAGTCCACAATGAAGCCCTGAAAGAGTGATTCGGCTGTGTTGGATTGATTGAGCCGGTAGAAGCGGACGCGGCGTAAGGGGGCGATGCCGGGTTGATCGTTAGCGGGGTCATAGGTGGGGCTGTCCTGGTT